CGGCAATTCCGCAGCAGCGGCAGCTCGAGTCCGATCCAGGACTTCTGCTGGCAGCGCTGCTCGAGGATGCACTACTCGGCGGCTGGGATGACCTGCGGCGACACCGGGCATGGGTTCCACGCCCGTGGTTCGGCTTGCAGATGTTGCGCCAGGCTGATCAGTCTTCTCAGCCACTACCCGATGCCGATCCCACACAGGCTGGCTACGGTCCGCGCTGGATGTGGTACCGCGCACCGGTTGCACCCGTGCAGCGGGACCGCGAATCGGATCCGCGATTGCTCACCACTGCTCAGCTCGAGGACATTCTCCTCGGCGGCTGGGATGACATCCTGCGGCACCGCACCTGGTACACGGATCGTCGTGAGGTTCCGCAACAGCGGAGCTACTACCAGGAGCCACCGGTCGACGCCAACCCGTTGCTGATCATCGGGAACGACTGGATTCACCGGTACATCCCGGCCACGCACCGAGCTCGCTGGGTGCTCAGGCAGTGGTGGCAGCAGCAGATGTCTCAAGCTCAGCCTCCGCTGCTGTTCGAAGGCTCCATCGGCGGCATTCTCCGTGCGGGCAACACCGTCACTGGTGGGTTTGGTTCAGGATCTGGTCTATTTGGGGGTACTCGATGAGCGGTCCTGTCGACCAAGATCAGACGTATCGCTACAGGTTCCCGGTGAAAGATTCATCGGGAACTTTGGCGAACGCCGGGACTGTCACGGTCACCATCACCTTGCCAGATGGCACCACGACCAACCCGACAGTCGTCAACTCTTCCACCGGCATTTACGACATCGCCTACACCACCTCGCAGGCCGGTCTTCACACCGTGCGTGCCGAGGCGACGGGCGGTGTGCTCGGCACTGAGGTCGATGTCTGGGAAGACTCGTTCGTCACCGAGGAGCCCGGGCATTCCTTCATCGGTGTCGATGAGGCGTTGGGTTACCTGCGTGCACAAGGCGTCCTGACCGATGATGTTGATCGCGAGCAGATGCGGATGATGTGTCTCTACGCCTCCGCCGCTGTCGAAGGCGATCTCACCATGGCCATTGCGCCGCGCGTGGTCACTGAGACTTTCGACGGCGGATGCTACGACCTGGATTTCGGCACCAAGCCGCCGCGGGCTTCCGATGGTGGATCGATCTCGATTTCCCAGGTTCTCGAGGACGGCGTCGCGGTCACTGATTACACGGTATGGAAGAAGGGCTGGCGTCTCCGCAAGGGCACCTCGCCGAGCTTCACCCCGTGGACGAATGGCATTGAGAACATCTCGGTGACCTATGTCCCCGGCTGTGCAAAGCCACCGCATGCGGCCCGGGTAGTAGCGCTCAATACGTTGCAGCTGACTTGGCAGGCGACCCAGCAGGCCGAGCATCCCTTTCTGGATCAGTTCGTTTCGCGGACCACGATCGGCTCCCGTACCACGATTGCCACCAGTGCCTTGGCGTCGATCTCGCAGGTACAGGATGCCGCGTATCGTGCGCTGAAGTCCGGTAGGGGATACGCCCGATGAGCGCGGTGCCCGACGCATACGAGGCATTGCAGGATGCGATCACTGCCGCAGTTGAGCCGCTCGATGCCCAGGTGGTGACGGGTTCACCGGTGTCGGTGACCACCCTGGCGCCGATCGTGGTCTACATCGGTGAGGTGGTCGGCGTTCGAAGCGCTGGCAGCCAGAACCGCATTCGGACGACCACCCGGAACATCCCGTTTACTACCGCGCAGGATGAGTTCACGATCGAGATTGTCATCGCTATATCGACATCGGTGGTGACCGACATGGTTGCCCTGCTGAGACTTGCCGACGATGTTCTCGAAGCCGTACGTGATGCAGTCGAGGGCATGGCTCCCATTTCGGGAGTCTTCGAGGCGCTGCCCACTGGCGACTTCAGCTTCAAGCCGGAATCTGATTCCAACGGCCGATATGTGACGACGGTCATGGGCGTCGACTTCACAGCTCGCGACTAATGCTCGAGGTCAATCGGACCGCTCGCACAATTTACGGGCGGGCGATCCCGTACGGCGTTGCTGCTTTGAACAATAGGTGGCGAGTCCAATACGAGCCGGGCTCGCTACATTGGCAAGAACCTTTGCAGATAAGCCTGCTGATCCGTCATGACAAATCGCTCATCGTTGGCAAAGCCATCTCGTTGATAGATACCCAGACCGAACTTTGGGCCAAGTTCCGGGTCTCGCTGGGACCAAAAGGTGATCGGGCGCTATCGCTGGCCGAGACTATTTATGGTGGCCTATCTGTGGGCGTGGACGATATGACCACTGTCACTCGGGGTGATGTTTGGGTGTGCGAACGCGCCAAACTTGTCGAGATTTCGCTGACTCCGAATCCTGTTTTCAGTTAAAAAACATCCCTCTGCATTTCCAGCCGCTGCGGTCGGGATGCGCAATTCAGAAAGGTTGTGGTCCCCACGCCAGCATACACAGGCGCGTTCGTCAACAGGAACGCCCTCTTCACCCTTGGCGGAACGAGCTTCGCCAACCAGGTCTGGAAGGTGCGCATTGTTCCGGACACCCCTAATCAGCAACAGCGGACCCTGGTGCCGGACGGCACTATTTCCGATGTGGACTCGGCTACGTACACCATGGAGCTTCAAGGCTTGCAGGATTATGAGACTGGCGGCTTGGCGGCATATCTGTTGACCAACGCCGGTACTCAGGTGGCTTTTGTTTTTGCTCCGGTGAACACAGTTGGCAAGAAGAAGTTCAGCGGAACCGTGGTTGCTATCGCTCCTCCGGTGGGTGGCGATCAGGGTGAGTTCGCGCAGTTTGAAATTGAAATGCCGATCATCGGCCAGCCCACTACCGGCACCGTCTAGGAAGGCGATTATTCATGGCTGCGCTTACGCCTATTACAGTTACTGCGGCGCTCGCTACCGCGACACCCATTGCTGTTTCTGCATCCGATACTGTTGCAATCGACACCGGGTTGCTGACCTTGCTGTTTCAGGGTGGGGCTGGTGCTGACACCATCACGATTACTGATGCCGGTCTAACACCAGGCGGGAGCGCCGCATCGGCGTCCGCCATTACGGTGTCACTGTCATCCGGTGCGACCAACTTCAAGGTGGTCAAGGTTCCATCCACGTGGCAGAACTCGTCAAATGTTGTCACCATCACCCATTCCGCGCCAACCGGTGTGAATGTTTTCCCGCTGAAGTATTACGTCTAACCGAAAGATCGGGTGAGTCCAACGACAGCCACTACGATCGATCTGGAAATCTGGATCGATAACCAGGACGAGGCTCTCGAGGTGCGCGCTGATCAGCGCGACATGGCGGCCTTTGAGGTTGAGTACAAGATGGGCACCTCCAGGGCCATGGAAGATATGCAGATGGTTTTCTTCCGGTATCTGGGTTGGCATGCTGCACGCCGTACCGGGAAGATCCCCAAGGATACGAAGCGGGATGAGTGGCTGGACACGGTGATCGGTGTTGAGCCAGCTGAAGAAGACGACGAAGAGGTGTTGCAGGGGGCGGACCCTACGAAACCGGCAGCGTAATGGATTTTTACGTTCGCCTGGCGCTGACATTGCAGATGCCGTTATCGGAATTGCGCACCTGGGAACCAGAGGCCCTGATGACGGCACTTGTTTTTCTGGATGAGAAGCGCGACGCGCAAAAGGATGCGGCCAGAGGGAGGTAGTTCCCGATGATCTACGCAACTGGTGCCGCAGAACTTCGTCGCTTAGCGACCTCGTGCCGTACCGCAAGTGGCCGACAGGTTTGTGACGATATTGCTGGGGCAATGCGTCGCGGTCGTGGCCAGATCAGGTCGGCTGTCGAAGTGAGTGTTCTTTCGAAGCTGCCGAAGCGCGGCGGATTGAATGCGTGGGTCGCCGAGTCGTCGTTCAGTATGACGACTCGGGCCGGATCCAGCTCATCGGTGACGACGGTCAGGGTTAGCAAGGCCGGTCATGATTTACAGGGCCTGGATGGAGGGCTAGTCATCCATCCAGGGAACCGTTACGGATCTGGTTGGTATCACGAGGCGGTCGTGCCCAACACCATCAGTGACCCCATCGTCGACGAGGGTGGCAACCAGCTGGAGGTTGCCATTCACAGCGCTGCCGAGCGACTGGCGGAGAGGATCGTCAGGTAATGCCGGGCAGAGACGTAGAGATTCGGCTGATAGGCCGTGACGACACCGGTCGTGCGACGCGCAGCGCTGGCAATAATCTTGATCAGCTGGCGCGCAAGATCGACAAGTTCAACAGCAAGGCAATCACCGGCGGCAAGACCAAGATCGACAACAGCACCATCGTTGCGGATACCAAGCGGACCTTCGGCAGGGCGGGTGAGCGGGGAGCCGCCGAGTTCAACCGCCGCTTCCGGGCCAAGATGAGTGGCTTCAGCAAGCAGGGTCAGCGTGTCGGCGCCGCGTTCATGGCCGGGTTGATCAAGACCATTACCTTTGGTCAGCTAGGTCAGGGCTTTGCCCATGCAGCTATCAGGGCAGCCCCCGCTGCTGCCAAGGCTGGCGGTCTTTTGGGTGCCGCCATGGCTGGGGCCTTGATCGTGCAGCTGGGCACCGCAATCACTGCGGCCGTGCCTTTGTTGCTGGGGGGCCTCCTGGTTGCTGGGCCGATTGCCTTCCTGTTGAAGCAGGGGGCCAAGGCATCCAAGGATGCTACTCAGCAACAGAAGGCAATCGCGGCCCTTCAGAAGCGCATTGCCAGTACGAAGGACAAGGGCAGGAGGGCAGATCTGCAGAAGGAGCTCCAGCTTCAACAGAAGAATCTGGATCAGCTCCATAAGCAGGCTCAGCAATTCGATCGGTTGAAGTTGAAGGCGAAGTCCTTCATGGAGACCATTTCGAGACCGCTCCGCGTTCCGCTTGCGCAGTCGATTACCGAAATCGGCAAAGGCTTCGATCGACTCAAGGGTCCGTTAGTCAGTCTTTTCAAGCAGATCGGACCAGCCCTCGCGCCGCTGACCAAGGGCGTCATGGGATTGTTTGTTGAATTCATCAAGGCGGTCAAAAAGGATGCACCGTCGATTGCCGCTAGCTTCCGGGCGTGGGGCAAGGCCCTGCCAGGAGTTGGTAAGGCGCTGGGTGCCTTCTTTGGCAAAATCATCAAGGATCCACAGAAGACCGTTGATGCTGTCAAGAATTTGGCGAGCACACTAAAGCAGTTCGCTGCCGATTCGGGCACCATTGTTTCTGGTCTTCAGGAGATTTCCCAGGGGTATGGCGATCTTGCGAAGACGATCAACAAATTTGAAAACAATGGTGGGAAGGACGCCTTCCTAAGCAGTAAATCTTCAGAAGCGCAGACCCAGGCATTCCGGGCACCATGGAAGAGAACATGGCGTGCCATGGTTGATGACGCAAATACTGCAGTTATCGGCATCTTGGCTGCCATGGACAAACTGTTTCAGGGCATCCCTTCTATACCGGGTTCGCCTTTTGACAAGCTCAAGACTGGTGTGCACAACGCACTGATCTCGGCCCGGGACGAGTTTGACAAGACCAAGGAAAAGCGTCGCCAACTGGATGCCGCGCTTGCTAAGAAGACGGCTGTCACCAAAATTACGGCCGACATCAGGGATCTCTCGGCCAAGCTGAAGACTGCTAGGGCCAAGCTCAAGGATCCGACCCTTACCAAGAAGCAGCGGGCCAAGGTCGGGGCCGATATCAAGGAGCTCACGGCCAAGCTCAAGGCGGCCAAGCAAAAGCTGGATGCGGTCAAACATGGCAAGACCATCGCCAAACTCCACGCCGATGCAAAGGATCTCCAGGCCAAAATCAAGAGGTCCAGGGCTCAGCTGAGAACGGTCCACAACTCTAAGCCCCGGGCCAAGATCAAGGGCGATATCAGGGATGCACAGGCGAAGCTCCGGCAGATCAGATCACAGCTGGCTGCACTGAACGGCAAGACCGCCACGGTGTATGTCAAAACCATCCGGCGCAATATCGTCCGGCACATTGACATCAATGTGCCTGGGTCATTTGCGGGCGACGCGGCTTGGTCGGGATCACTGTCCGGTGGTGGCACATCCCGTACGGGTGGACCGGCTCCGGTGAATGTTGCCGCGCCAATCGTGGACACCAGAGTCTTTCTGGACAGCCGCGAGATTCGTTCGGTGGCCCGCTCAACTGTGCTGGACGAAAACCGGCGCAACGCTTATCGAGCACGTGTTGGCAGAAGATAACGGGGGTCGGCGATGACGGACGACACCCGCTCCAGGTGGGAGAACTGGCAGCTTTATCGCCGCGATCGGCATGCCGCGTACCGGACCTACGCCCTGCAAAGGCGTATCTCCATGCCGCGGCCGTCGTTCTCGCTGACGATTCAGCCGACCTATCCCAACCGGGTGCTCGTCTCCGTTGTCGGTCTGGAAGTCGGGCAGCTCGTCACCATCACCCGGACCCCGGCGGGATCGACCACGCGTACGACCATCCGTGGCGCTGATGCGATTACCGCTACGGGAAGCACGCTGGTTCTTGTCGATGCCGAAGTGCCGTTCGGGGTGCAGCTCACGTACTACCTGACCGTCGACCAGCTGGACGTTGCTTCTGCGACGACCACGGTCAGCCTGACCGGGGTGGCGTTATCGGATGCGATATCCGGTGACGCCGCCCAGGTCGTGATCTTGGCGTGGCCGGAGAAGCGCACCGAGCGAACCGCGTCGGTCTTCGCCGTCGGCGGGCGCAACATCGTCGTGTCCGGCCAGATCGGCGGATTCTCCAGCACGATCGACCTGTTCACCGAGACCGATGACAGCAAGAACAATGTGCTGGAGTTGCTGACCAGTGCCACCTCAGGGATCCTGCAGCTGCGGTCTGATCAGTCGACTACCTCAGACGGCGTGGACTGCTACATCGTCGCTACGGCGTGGGGCGAGCAGCGCTACTCCCAGGACGGCTCCGACGAGCGTCGCATCATCTCTCTCGACGTGGTGTCGACAACGCCGTGGGGGCCAACGCTGGAGTCCTCTACCTACACCCTGCAGGACATCGCCGACGCCTATGCTGGCAGCGCGCTGGCAGATCTTGCTGCCGACTACACCACCTTGCTGGATCTGGCTCTCGGGACGTTTGAATGATCGACATTTCCACGGTCGCTGAAGGCATCCTCGCCGGCTACAGCTACCGCATTCACTACCGGCTGCAGTCTTGGCTCAACTACGAGGTCATCGCCGAAGATATTCCCTGCACCGATGTGGTGGAGGAGCAGGACGCCTCGCTGCGGGTGCCAGAACGGTTGACGTTCACGGTTCCGCTCGAGGCCGACGGTGTGTCATGGGTCCCGACCTCGTTCGACTCACCACTGGGGTGCTATGGCCAGCAGATCTTCGCCCAGGTGGGAGTGGGTCTGGTCGGCAGCGACACGGTGGAATGGATCAACCGCGGCATCTTTCTTCTGGAGTCTGCCGACACCCAGGGCGGCTCCATCCAGGTGGAGGCTCTCGGGCTGACACAGCTGCTGGACGAAGCCGAGCTCGCATCAGAGTTCCAACCCACGGCTGGTGCCACCTTCAGCGAAACTCTTCGCCAGCTGATCGAGCCCGGCATCGGTGTGAACCTCGAGGATGCGCCGACCGATAAGACGATCCCGGCCTCTGCGGTGACGTGGTCCGACAATCGCCTCGACGATGTCTTCACGATCCTGGACGCGTGGCCTGCGCAGGCCCGGATCACCTCAGATGGCTATATCGCTGTCACCGCGGTACCCGATGATCCTGAAACTACCGATGTGGTCTTCGCTTTCACCGATGGCGCTGGTGGCACCGTGGTCGAGTACAGCGCCAGCATCACCCGCGACGGTGCCTACAACTGCGTTATCGCGGAAGGGGCGTACGACGACAATCGTGGCGCCCTGGCCGGGTTGCCGATCATTCACACAGCTCTCGACACCGATCCGGATTCGCCTTACTCGCTGTACGGCAGTTTCTCGCCGTACTTGGTGCCGTTCCATTTCAGCTCACCGCTGCTGAACGAACACACCGAAACTTTGCTGGCAGCCAATACCCGGCTGCGCAATCTGCACCTGAAGGCATCTCGCACCGTCAGCATCACGGCCGTGCCGCATCCCGCGATCCAGCTGGGTGATGCCGTATCGGTCACCTCGACGCGGCTTGGACTGTCGGCCGAGCTGGGCCGGGTGGATGCGTTCACGCTGCCGTACGGCGCCGATGGGGGACCGATGACAGTCACCGTGCGACTGGTGGGGTTCAGCTAATGGATATCAACGGGCTCAAGGACTTCAAGCAGACGCTAGTTGTACGCGGTGTGGCGCAAAGCTCGGCCAGCGCAGGCAAGACGATCCTGGTTCGCTTTCTGGGGAGCACGATCACTTGCCGGATCGGCAGGGGTGTCGGTGCGGTCGCTTTCGGCGACATCGTGTTTGCGGCCCGCAGCGGTGGCGAGCTGGTGGTGGTCGACTTGCTTCACGCGACCGCGCCGACCAGCGAGCCTGATGACCTGACCTCCTATCCGCCGAACCCGTGGGACTCTGTCCGG